CCCCAACGCTGATACCTTGTGCATCAGTGCGACGAGTGACTCTGCGACCGCCAGGAATTTCTTCTACGTCATGCTTGGAACCATGAGTGATTGTGCCTACTTTGGGTTGTTCAACACGGGCTCGCTTGTGTGCAGTGAATGCATTGTCTTGGCTGGCTTCGTCCATTTCAGCATTGCGACCTTTACCGCCGCCTAGTGCTTTCTTCATTGCTTCGGCAGCAACATCACCCAGCATCTCGTCAACTTCTTTCTTGGCACCAGCAATCTTGTCGGCAAAGGTGATCTTGTCCTTAGGCTCAGCAAGTGCAGCAAACGATTTCTGTTTGGCAGACATTGGGGCAGCTTCTTTGGTAGGGCGACGGCCACCGCTCTTGCGTTCTAGGTCACGCATGAGGTCTTCGTCGCCAGGTGCTACAAAATCAGCTATCTTTTTTACACCCTGGGCCACACGGTCCATGACGCCAGGCTTGCGGCCAATCTTGTTAAAGTCTGGATTCAACTTCATGGCATCCTGACTGTGGGCGCCTTCGTCTACTTCGGTGTTGTCATACTTGTCATACTTGGCGCGGACAGGGTCAAGAGCTTTGCCTTCGCGTCCAGCCTTGGCCAAGGCTTCCATGCCCTCTTTGCCGTATTTTTCATAGCCCTTGGCAGCACGGCTCATATCACGCTCGTTTAGTTGCTGGTGTGTGACTTCAGGTGTGGCACGGATGCCATCTAGTTTTTTGTTTAGGTCGTAAAAGAAACTCATAATATTATCCTCTTGGGTTGGCGCCAGTGGCTGGCTTGGGCTGACGCTTGATATTGGTCATTGGGCTCTTATTGCCCATGGGCAATTCATTTGTGGTTTTTGCTGGTGGTGTCTTTCCCCCAGCCACAGTAAAGTTGCTCTTGTAAGCATTCTTCAACACCACATGATCATGTGGGTCTGCGCCGTAGTCTTTCTTGAGAGCACGTTGTTGGGCATCATCGGCTGGATATGTGGGATCGTCTAGGAGGTCTTTGTTTTGACTTCCGATCTTTTCAGCTTCAATGTCCATGCTTTGTTCGTAGGGTGTGGTCATCATCACAATACGATTAGGGTCCATGCCCAGTATCTGTGCCAACTGCTTGATTTGTGGTTCAATAGCAGGGTACTTGAACTCTGCATCCACAATGGTCATGCTTTGGTTGGGAAAAGCTGGAAAGTCTGGAATCTCTTTACGCACTGGACTTGTCTTGGGCTTTGACATTGTAACAACGTCAAACTGTGCCAGTTTGTCTTGAAGTTCTCTAAAGAAGTCCGAAGGCACGTCGCCAACTATCTTGATGCGATAATTGTAGGTACGTTCGCTTTCAGCTAGGTATTTTGCAAATGGTTTCATATCGGTATCCTATGCTCTATTTATTCTTTTTGAACGTTTTGATCTTTACGACCCACGATACGTTCCAGTAAATCATTACGGCTCAACACCACGCCTTGTGCTGTTTGTACAAGGCCTGAGCCGTCGTCGCCATCGGGTTTGGCTGTTTGATCCAGTCGCATCTTTTTCAGTTGCAGATCAATCATCTTGAGTTTTTTGTCCAGTTTGGCTGTTTTTGCTGTGATTGCATGGCCCAGCATGTTGCTGGCTACCCCAAAGATTTCGCTGGCAAAGCGGCTGTCTACTTGCATGCCAAGATCCATTAGATCTTTGTAGCTGCTTTTGGCCAAATCACTGAGTTCGTCCATCTCTGTGTCGGTTGAATCCAGGCCACGAACTGCTGGTAATGCTGTGTCTATCTTGTCAATAGCAGTGTCCAACGCTTGCAAAGTTTCTCTGCTGGTGGGCAGATCAGGAATTGCAGTGTCTATTTCGTCTGTGGTGGGAGGTAGATCAAACAGTTCTGAGAGTTTACGTGTCATGCCATATTTAGTGGCTTATGCTCGACCGTTATGAAACATGTCATTTTCTGTAATAACTCTAAAGCTCAGACCATTGCGGCGAGCCCATTTGGTAGCAGCGTCCCATTTGGCGTAGTTGATAGCAACAACAGCACGATCTCGACTGCTCATTTTTGATTCAATAACACTTTGCTTTTTGGGCTTGATTTCAATCAGCTCTGCTTTCATTGTGTTGGTTCTTGTACGATAAGTGATCAAAAAGTCTGGAATGTACTGTGTCATTTTGCCTGTCAGCGGATGCTTGTATGGAATAGCAATTGACTCACTGGCCCACTGCAAGATATGATCATTGGTGTCACAAAATCGCATGAAGCTGAGTTCCCAGCCTGACCGATATCTAGGTATGCCTTTGCCCACATACTTGGCCCGGTTTATCACATCGTAGCTGCCCTGGGCCCAATGACTCATTGTATCACTGCTCGAGCTGGATAATAGTTGGGTGTCACTGCCACACCCACACCCAACAAAGTGGCACGATTACGTATCAAGTTGAGATAATAGGCCAATTGCACATTGAGATTAACTCCGCCTGCTGTGCCTTCAAACTCTGACAGCAAGGTCAGCGCTGGGATACCAGTTTCTTGAGCAACTCTAAACAGGCTCACAGTGAAGTTTCCTGCTGCTTGTTTTGTGGTCATTTGTTTTTGAAAATAACTAAACACCACATCATATTCTGCAGCCGACGCATTTATATCAAATGCATAAAAGGAATCAAACACTCTGACTGTTTGTCCCAGTCTTGGGTTGACTTCGTTGACTGTGCTCATTGTGGGGTTCCTGCGCCGTTGGCTCTGGCTGCCGCTGCGGCACCTGCGGTTTGACGTGTTTGTTGTGCAGTGGGGAATATCCAGCCGTCAGCCTTGCTGGCAACTGCTCGAGTAGCAGCTGGCAATGCTCCTACCAACACATCTTTGCCCAGTGCCTTGGCTTCACTTACGGCCAGCGTTTTAAGGCCGCCAAATTGCTTGTTGGTGTTGTAGAATGTGCCAGCTTTTTGCACAGCACCAATCACACCCAACACTGATCCGCTTTGCAAGTCTTCACTGATACCACCTACTACATCCAACAAGCCGCCTTGACCAAAGATGCTGTTGGTGCTGCCTGGTCTAGCAATAGGACTACGAGTTGTGTCATAGTGTTCAGGTTTGCCAAAGCCCACCGCAGATTTGTTTGGTGCTTTAGCGTAATACTTGATACTTTCGTATGCTACAGTCATGGTATTTTGCATGGTGCCGTTGCCAGCACTGTAATCATACTGATCATGCGCCCAGTTGGTAATGATAGGATTGATCATCACGTATTCAGCATACTTGTGGTTGGTGTCAAATCCGTAGATGCGAATGTCGCGGAAAAATGCAGGTTTGCCGCCTGCAGATGTTGTGGTGTTGGTGCCGTCGTTGACTGCTTCGCCGATATAGCCCCAGTCGTTAACCTGTCGGTTGTCTGAATAGATATCACGTTCCCAGCCGCCAAACCCATTTTGTTGATTTTGACTAGCACCTGCACTGCCATTGGTGTTTGAATCATTACCATACTTTTGACTGGCATCTTTGTAGTAGTAGCTGTAGTAGTTGTACCACATGTTACGCACAGTATCGCTGCCGTCGTCGTGGAATGTGAGAGTTATGGGATCGTAGTTGATCTTGGTCTGAACCAGACGTTTACGATTATACTGATTCATGTATTCGTGAGTCACATTGAATTTAGGAAGGTCAGCGGTTTTGACCACATAACTGAGATTGGTCAACGCATCAATGTCCATTGCACCTTTGAGTGCAGGGATCTGTTGATAGTTGACTGTGAAGCTAACGTGAAAAAGAAACTTGAACCGAGGTTTAAGTTCGTATGCATTTGTGCGAAAGACCTTGCTTGCGTGAGTATAATCACGCAAGCTGTCGGTGCCAAAAAAACCCTTAGCGAAGTCTTGGCCAAAACTGCCCATGGAGTTTAAGCTCCGGCGCCAGTTACCACATCACCAATAGTTCTACCAATCAAAGTACCAACACCCTCACCCTCGCCTTGATTGGCGTTGTCATAAGTGATGGTCATGTTGATTGTCACTGGAGCACTTTCACCGTAGTTAAGAGCACCGTAGTCTGCATTTTTAATGTAGCAGCCATACAGATTCCAGGTTTCAAGAACCACCGGAGTACTGGCGCCGTTGCCGCCGTCGAGTATTTCTACCACAGTAGTAAACTTGTAGTCAATACCAGACGCTGCACTAGCCATTTCTAAGAAGTCCATTTGTTTTTGCAACTGTTCGCCAATCAACTTGCTTACAGAGCCGCCTGCATCGTCGCGTACTTCGCATGTGACATCTGGCCACGAATGTTTGCCGGCCAATTTTAATGTTGAATTGTAGATTGGCAATGAAATTTCTTCAAATGTTGGATTTGGACGTGAAAAACTCATGACCTGCTTGGTCAATTCGGTGGTGGGTTTTGACACACCAAAGTTTTCAAACATCACTCTAAAGCGATATTTGAGTTTGGGCATCAACAGGCCCTGGGTTGGCGAACTTTGATCGCTTGCCAAAGGTACTGTCATGCGCTGTAATGATGAAACTGCCATTTGTTATCTCCTATGTGTTTATTTACCTGAATCAGGTGAGTGAAAAATCACCCACCTTTTTCTTGATTATCCAGCAGCAATCTCGCCAGTGTTCTTGATACGCAGCGGGATGTAGATAAATTCCACAGCTTTCACTGGTTCAATCGCAATGTCAACCCACAATTCGTTGCGGTCAATACGTGCTGGTGTGTTGTTGCTCAAGTCACAAACAACCAGGTAGTCATAAATTGCTCGTTTAGCAATCAGGTCAATCATCAAGCTGTTGCACAAATTGGTGATTTCGTTGCGTGTGATTTCGTCGTTGGGTTCGAACAAGAACAGTTTACCAATTTCTTCAAGTCGTCCACGCAAGAACGCAACCAGTCGAGCAACGTTGATACGATCCAGTGCTGTGGTTGTGATAGTTGTGGTCTTGTTACCAAAGTTGGTAATACCAATGCCCGGAATAAAGGTAATTGGGTTGATGTTACGCTCGTACAAGATATCACGGACACTTTGACTCACACCAATTTGTTGGAATTCTCCAGTGGCACTGTCAATGTATCCAATTGCGCTGGCATTGTCAATCACACCGCGACGTGTACCAGCTGGTGCCAACCAAGGATAGCTCACAGCATCACTGCGCAGAATTGTACGTACCATCATATGGCTTGGTGGAGCAACAACCAAGTTACCTCCTAAGTCTGTGGTCTGGCAGCTGGGGTAGAATGCACCAGCATAGTTACTGGTTGCTGAGTTGCCGTCTTCAGTTGGAAGGCCGGCGCCAAGGTCATTGGTTGCCCAAGTAACCAGTTCCGTGCCGCTTGCACCAAGTCGCATTGGAGTATCTGCTACCACAAATAGTGTGTTGTTGCGCTCGTTGCTGAGTGCAATCATGTTTGGTGTCAGTTCAGGATACGCAGGTGTAGCAATGATGTTAAACTGATTTTGTTCTTCACGTGCAGCAGTACTGGTGTCAATACCCGACTTCATTGCAGCCACAATCATTTTACGTTGTGCCAGACGTCCTGAATACATAGCACCGTCGGTTTTGTTGCCACTGGCGGTGAGCCAGGTGTTGGTTTCAGCTGGCAATGTGTCGTCAGGGAATGTTGTTGAGTTAAAGTAATTGGCCTGGAAACTCTTGACATTGTAGCCCGAACGGCGTGTGTTCCACAACAGCATGCCTTGTGGATACAGTGCAGGATCTGGGGCATCTAGGTCAAGGTAATTGCTGGTTAACAAACTAATGATAGTTGGAAACGCATCTGCTACAGGATCTGTGGTGCCGTTGGGTGCCCATCTAGCATCTGCAAATAACACCCCATTGTCGGTGACCTGATCAGTGGTGTCAATTGCTACCCACTGGTCAACACCGCTGACTGGCTGCCAGCGATACATCACAGGATAATTTTCTAGATCACTGGAATCAATCCACAAATCGCCGTATTCCAGTGGCGATAATGCTGCGTCATTTTGAGTGGTTGGCGCAGATGCTGCAATAATAGGACCCGATGCATTGGTCTGTGACAGATCAAAACCACGAACGTCATTGACGACGTTTTGATATCCCACCCAGGCACCATTGTTTTGGATCATGACGTCCACATCACTCACGGTGCTGTAGAACCATAAACGTCCATCAGCTGGATCCTGATCAGGTTCTGTATCACTGGCTGTATAGGTAAACAGTGGTGTGGTTACAAAATTACTAAACACAATTGTGTTAGCAACAGTGCTGGATTCACGAGCTTTGGGAGTTGCCAAGGTGAATCCAGCGGCTGTCAGTGGCGTTCCGCTGATGGGAGTAACCGCAATCGTTCCGCCAAGCACATGTGTAAACACAATGTTGCCTGCAGAGTTAACACTGGCAATTACGTGAGGCACATTGGCCTGACTGACTGCTGTGATAAAATCAGACACTGTGCCGGTGCCGCCAATGGTGACAGTGGCTGTATTAAGAGACTGTGGATTGTTCTGAGTAGTACCTGCTAGAGTGAAACTGTTGCCAACTGTAAATGCATTACCTACAGGTGTTGTGGTACCAGTATATATTGCTTGACCCAATGAAAGTCTTTCAAGTATCAAAAAGTTAAAAGAACTATTGGGAGAGG